ATTAATGAAAAACAAATGACCAGTATTATTTTCTATTTTACTATTTGAGCCATCATGTTTTATACCTAAATCAGCACTTGCACCTAATGAAAGATTTTTATTATCACCTAAAGCAACTGTACCTGCAAATGTAACATTTTCACTACTATCAATAGTTATAGCAGTTGCATCAGCAGAAGATGTTATACCTGCTGCTTGTTCAATGACATCTGATACAAGTGATTTTTTCAATGCACTATCAGTTGCATCAAAAATCATAAAGTGGTCTGCTCCCACCGCAGTTACTTCTGTTAACCCTGATATACCTGTTGCAGGGAATGTATTTATAGCTGTCTGACTATGTATCATTACTTCTATAGATGAGCCATTTGGTGGTGCACTAGAGAATGTGAGTGTTGTTCCCGATACTGAATATGTATTTTTAAACTGATATACACCGTCTATATAAACTTGTGTGTTATTTTCGTGCGAAGGATTTAGACTTAGTGTAAATGTTGTGTCTGAACCATCTCCACTAAAGTTATTGACTGTGAGACCATCTCCTGTTACTGTTCCTGATATTGAATGTACTGTAAGTACTCTACCTGCGACTGGTGCGTCTGCCATTGTAAGTGTAGTTCCACTTACGCTGTATGCGTCATGAGCTTGGTATACACCATCTATAAATACCATTACAAATTTTTCATCAGTAACAGACTGAGACATGGTAAATGCCACTCTACTTCCGTCTGTAGCTGGTGTAGTTGTGCCGTCAAAAATATCTGTTAAGAAACCATTTGAGCCACTACCACTACCTATTGCTCCAAATTCAGTTCCATTATGTCCTTCAAACTGAGATGTTGTTGTATTAAATCTAAACTCTCCTGCAGTTCCACTCGGTCTTTGTGCTGTTGTTCCTTTTGGTACTGTTACAGCTCCTGTTCCGCTAAGTACTACATCATCTGATATTTGGTCTCCTGTAACTTGGTTATCATCAATGTGTCGAGTAAGTATAGAATTAGAAGCAATCTTAGTTGCATCTATAGCGTTGTCTGCTATATTGCTAGTAGCAATAGTATTTGCAGCTATATCAGCTGATACAATACTGCCATTTACTATACTTGCAGAAACTACTGAGTTTGCAGCTAGTTGGTCTGCTCCTACAGCGTCATCAGCTATAAATGCTTGTGTGATTGAATCATTTGGGAAAACTGGTATCTGAGTAAATGTTACGACACCATTTGATGCGATTGACATTGCGTCTTCATCTGATATGTGTCCTATTTGTGTTCCATTAATTTTTATATCATCGACTCTAAGAGTTGTTAGTGTTCCTAATTCTGTAACACTTGATAATTCATTTGGAACAACTAGGTCAATAGTTCCATCAGAATCTTGATAAGTTACTGTTATATTTGTTTCAGTATTGCTAGAGAACATAGCTCCAACAATATCTTGTATTTCTTCTGTTGTCTTACCGCTAGAGCCATATGAGAAAGACCCATCTCCATCAGACAATATTGCTTGTCCTGATGTTCCATTACCTGATATATTTAGTGCTGCTGCTCCTACAGCATTGTCTGTAATTTTAGCAGCTGTAACGGCATCATCTGCTAGTTTAGCTGTAGTAATACCACTATCAGCTATTTTAGCTGTGGTAACATTTGCATCTACAATATTTGCAGTAACGACTGCATCATCAGCTAGTTTAGCAGCTGTAACGGCATCTGCTCCTAGTTGGTCTGTTGTAACCTGACCATCATCAATATGTTTAGTAAGAATACTATTTTGAGCAATTTTAGTGCTATCAATAGCGTTATCTGCTATATTACTTGTTGCAATAGTATTTGCAGCTATATCAGCTGATACAATGCTGCCATTTACTATACTTGCTGAAGTAACGGAGTTATTTGCTATTGCAGAAGCAGTACCTGTTAAATTACCTGTTACATTACCCTCTAAGTTTGCTACAAGAGTTCCTGTTGTAATTGTTAAATCACCTGTAGAAGCTCCTGTAAATGTTCCTGTTCCTACTATAAACTTGTCTGCACTTTCATCAAATCCCATAAAGGCATTTGCAGAGTCTCCTCTTTCCATAACGATACCCATATCGTTTGCTGGAGAACCTGTAGTTCCATTTCCTAACTCAATTAATCTGTCTGAGATTACTGAGTTTGTAGTATTTAAAGTAGTAGTTGTACCGTTTACTGTTAAGTTTCCACCAATAGTTGTATTTCCAGATACAGTTAATCCTGTTAAAGTTCCAACACTAGTAATATTTGGTTGTGCTGCTGTAGTTACAGTTCCTGCAGTTGCTGCTGAACCTGTAATGTTGCTTGATGTTAAAGCTATAGTACCTGTAGCATTTGGTAATGTTACTGTTGGATTACCACTAAAAGCAGAGTGAGCGGGTGCTTGTAATCTTAAATAGTGAGCGTTTGATGATTCACAATAAAAATCTACATAAGACTGTGTTCCACCATTTTTAATTTTAATAAAACCTTGTGCAATACTAACTCCATCTGAACCACCAAAAGTAGATGTGCCTGTCATTGCAGGAGCAGAAATAGTAGGACTTGTTAGTGTTTTATTTGTTAGAGTATCTGTTGTTGCTCTACCTACTAATGTGTCTGTTGCAGCAGGTAAAGTTATTGTTGGGTTACCACTAAAAGCTGAGTGAGCTGGTGCTTGCAGTCTTAGATAATGTGCATTATTTGATTCACAATAAAAATCTACATAAGATTGTGTACCACCATTTTTTATTTTAATAGCACCCTGTTCAATAACTACACCATTTGTAGAACCACCCCCTACTCCAACTGAAGTTACTACTTCAATTGCATCTGCTAATTGGTCGCCAGTTATTTGGTCGTCATCTATATGTCTTGTAAGTATGCTGTTAGAAGCTATTTTTGTTGAGTCTATGGCATTATCTGCTATCTTTCCTGTAGCTATACTATTATTTGCTAAAGTCGTTGTGATTGATATTCCAGCCGAACCATCAAAATTAGCTGTACCTGTCACTGCTCCAGCGACTGCTATTGCTCTTGCTGTTTCTAGTGCGGTTGCTGTTGCAGCATTACCTGTTGTATCTTGATTAAGTGTGCCGACTACTAAATCTACAGTGCCATCGCTATCTTCATAAGTTGCAGTTATACCTGTTTCAGTATTTGAACTAAACATAGCTCCTACTATATCTTGTACTTCTTCTGTTGTTTTTCCTCCAGCACCATATGAAAAAGAACCATCTCCGTCAGATAAAAGTGCTTGGCCTGCTGTTCCGTTTCCTGATATATTTAAGGCTGCGGCTCCAACTGCGTTATCAGTAATCTTTGCTGATGTAACGGCATCATCTGCTAGTTTTGCTGTTGTTACATTTGCATCTAATATTTTTGCCGTTGTAACTGCATCACTCGCTAGTTGGTCTGCTGTGACTTGTGCGTCATCAATATGTTTGGTAAGTATTGAGTTCTGTGCAATCTTCGTACTATCAATAGCATTATCAGCTATGTTTCCTGTTGCAATAGTATTTGCTGCTAGTTCTCTACTAGTAATTCCGTTTTCGGCAATCTTTACACCTGTTACAGCATTATCTGCTATCTGCAAAGTAGTTACTGCATTAGTTGCTATCTCAGAACTGCCTACAGCATTTTCTGAAATAATAGAAGAAGTTACAGCATTATTTGCTGGAAATGTATCTACTGGTCTTTTACCTATATATGCCATTATGATTGCTCCATGACTGATACGATTGTATCTATTGAACTGGCTGTGTCAGACTGAACTTTTATTATATCGCCTGTTTCTAGTACTAGTTTTTGGTCACCACCAACTGCTACAAGTGCTCCACCTTCAAATACTTCTGCATTTTTTACAATGAAAAAATGAGCAGAAGCTGAACTATCAAGCACTCTAATACTAACTTTTACGGGGCTAGTACTTGTTACGTTTGCACAAGTAAGTCCTATTACTGTAGTAGTAGTTGCTGATGGTACAGTATATACTGAAACTTCAGATGTACCTGTAGCTGCTGAAGCAGCGTTTTTAAATGTATTTGCCATATTATTATCCTAGTGCTATTGCGAGTGCGATAACATCATCTTCCACAGCTTGTGCAACTATTGCATTGTCTGTTTTACGAAGATATATCTTTCCGTCTACTGCGCTTATTGCGAGTTCTCCAACATCTATGTCACTTGTAGTGGGTGCTGTTGTGTTGGTTACGTTTCTTTTTAATTTAATTTGTTGAGTCATTAGCTATACGTGCCTCCATCTATATTTTGATATACTAAAGCTGAGCCATTTGATACTAAAATCTGTCCTGAGGAACCGACTGAACTTAATCCTGTACCACCATATTGTGTTCCTATAGGAGTGGCGTTCCATGTACCTGAAGTTATTGTTCCTGTTTGTACAAGATTAGCTAAACTATCTATTGCTGCTTCAAGTGTTGCTTCAGTTGTTGCGTCTATAGCATCAACATTTTGTAGTGTTAGTGTACCACTATTATCTGAAAAAGGTACAGAAGAACCAACTGTTAAACCTGTATTTCCTGTTTCTATATTTGCTTGTAATGTACCAATACTACCACTAAATACATTTGAAGTATCAGTAGCGTCTGGAATAAAAGCAAATTTATTATTTGATTCATCAAATCCCATAAAGGCAAACTTAGCAGCTCCACCTGCATTATATTTAAGTTTTAAACCTCTATCTAAATTATCGTCACTAGAATCATCTCCTAGTTCAAAGATTGGGTCTGCTATTGAAACTGTTGTTGAGTTTACAGTTGTTGTTGTGCCCGAAACAGTTAGATTACCTGTGACTGTTAAATTATCATTTACAGTTGTTTCTGAAGTTGTGTGTCCAATTGAAACTGGAACACCAGAATTTGCTGTACCAATAGCAATACCGCCTGTAGTATCAGTAGTATCAATATCAATATCATCTGTTGCATCTACATCAAAAGTAGTAGCATTTATATCTACTGCTCCATCTACAGTCAAACTTCCATCTATATCTGTATTATCTAAATTTGTTGTACCATCTATATCTATATTACCAGATATGTCTAGTGTTGGTGCAGTCAGTGTTCCTGTAATTGTAATATTTCTACCACCAGAAATATCTTTATTTGCATCTGCAATAACAGCTTTACTTGCAACTATACCAGCTGTAGTAGAGCCATCAAGTAAATTAAGTTCTGCTGCTGTAGATGTTATACCGTCTAGTGCTGAATTTATCTCTGTTGCTGTTGCTGTAACTAAAGTGTCTGAGCCTGAAGTACCTAAATGAAGTGCTGATGTTCTTAACTCTGAAACCGATTTATTTGCGTCTACTATTAAAACCGAGTTTGCTGTAGTTGTACCATGAGCATGATCCATTAGATTTGTAAAGTAATTACCGCCAATTACTGTTACAGCATTTGAGTTTGCAGGATCACCAATAAACAGTCTTTGTCCAAGATTGCTTTGAGTACCAGCTCCACCTGAAAATGCTAGTTCCCCTGCGTTTAAAGAACTGGGTGCGGTACTACCAGTAGTTCTTTTAATTTTAATTATATTTACTGCCATTTTATTTTCCTAAAACGAACCACCATCTAAGGTGAATGCTGTGGGAGAAGATCCCCCTGCTGAAGCGATTACATGAAATTCAAAGCCGCCAGAAACCTGTCTGTATACTAATAGTTCATCTGTTGCTGTATTATACCATAAATCTCCTTCGGATAGATTATCTCCAGTTGGAGTAGAAGATTGTCTAAAAAATTGGTCTGCTAAATCTGCTAATGCGTCTTGTACATTTCCGCCAGGTAGTACATCATTAATATTTGTATATGTTACATCTGCAGCTAATCCGAGTGCTGTTATTAAGTCTGTGCTTGTTGTGACTGTAATGGGATTATCACTTTGATTAAGTGTTACTTCTGTATTACTCTCATTTACAGTTACAAATATTGGAGTTTCAGTTACGGTTACTGTAATCGACATTATCTTGTTACTTCTGGCGTAAGTGTTACCTTACCCTGCAGTATTCTTGTTACTGCACCTGAAGATGCGGTTATTTCCACATCATATACATATATGCCTTCTTCAATTGCACCCGTAGCCGATGCTGTCATAGATAAAGTTATCTGCCCTGCACTCGCGTTGGTTACGGTTGCAGTAATTGTACCCACCACGGTATCTGAATCGTGGCTTTGTCTGAACTGCGAAGCAGCCGAGTACCCAGTTAAGTTCATAACTGAGTCGTTTTCCTTAAGGGTAAGCAACCTTGAAAAAGTCGCTCCTTGCTCTATCGTGAAATTATAGGTTCCTGCTGCCATTTTATTATTTTCTCCATGTTTATAATTATACCAAAAATTAAGGTAAGTGTCAAGAAATATTTTCTATTTGGGGTATGTAAAAACTATCCTTTCGGGTATTTGTCCTTTACTGCCTTTCTACCTAAATAAAAGTTTCCTGTTTTAGCATCTGCTCCGAATTTACCTGCATCTATATCATGATAAAGTTTATCTAGTTGTAATGCAAACTTTTCATAGTAAGCCGCCCTTTTATCGGCTGTTGTATTATTTGTTTTTAATAAATTTATATTCATGTATACCTCGATACTATTATTCTTTGACTTATGTCATAGTATTTATCTTTTGAAAACTTTAATACAAAAGCTCCTGACATACTTCCTGTTAATGTTAAATCTCCTCCAGAATAAGTTCCTGCTGAAGTTCCATCTAAAAATATTTCTGTTCCTGTCGGACAACCTGTTATTGTTACTGTGCCTTCTAATGGAATCGTTGTTGCCGAAAAGTTTAGACTAAAACTATGGTATGCTACTAATCCATCTTCGGCATCATTTACATACCACTTATCACACTCTGGTATTTGTTCTAAATCTAGAGTCATATGTGAATTACCTATAGCTGCTTGAGTACTAATTATATTAGAATCTGTAGGAGCATCACTGGCCCATTGAATATCTTTATTTGAATTATAAAAAATATGATATGTTGTCATAATCCTAATCCTCCTGTAAAATCTTTTGCTTTGAAAATTATGTAAGCGTAGTATATTGTTTGTCTATGTTCTCCTGTTACTTCTGCAGGTGCTGTTCCAGCTTGGTCTTCAAAAACTTCTATAGTATTTCCAAATTCAAAATTTTCTATTAGAAGATTTGTGCTATTTACAGTTACGTTTATTCCTACATCACTTCTTTCTTCCCACTCACTCGTTTCTTCATCGTCTAATTGGTCAAAACCTGCTTCTGCTATAAATTTATAAGATGGACTATACATTCTTTGAGCAACTCCGCCTGAAAGGTCACTTGCATAAGCCCATCTTACTGCAACTGTGGGAGTATACCCTAACCCATGTGCAATGGTTGCCTTTGTTGATGGATTAGTAGCTGCAATAGACCCCTCTCCTTTTGCATGCACAATAAGTCCCCTTACGGCTCTTGAGTCAAATGCAAGAGGAGTATTATCAGTAGTATCAGTTACATCTTCATTATTTTGTGATACAAATAATCCAAAATCTGAACCTCTTTTTCCTAGTATTACTCTATTTCCCATAATTAAAATAAGGCTGTGGTAAGAAAACCTCTTATAATTGCAACGGTAAATGTTGCTGAAGCGGTTCCTCCATTTGATAATGTTCCTGAGGTTGTTCCCGTAAATCCTGCATTACCAAATCTACTTGTAGTAACATTACTTGTTGGGCTTTGTCCTGTTAAGTCTGATGAAGCAAAAGAATTATTAGTAAGTAATAAATTTCCTGTGCCCAGGTTTGCATGACTGACTGTAGCTGTTGAACTTGCATTTACACTAACACTTGCTGTTGCATTTGTGCCTGAAGTGGGAACTACTTGAAACTGTCCTAAATCTATTGCTCCAGAAACTGACCCAACATTATCTGTATTAAAAATTAGTTGATCTTTTGTACAGTTTGTAACATCATCTCCTGGTCTAGAAATATATAAGCCAAACTCTCCTGAAGAATGTCCTAAATTTGAATTTGTACTTTTTCCTAATAAAATTCTATTTGCCATGTTAACTCCAAAGACTTGCGTCGTTCATTTTTCCATATTGACAGGGTATTCTTAATACAAAAAATTTAAAATTGGTTGCAGTTCTAGGATTGCTTGAAACTGCTCCATTAGCATTTGGGCTACTAAATTTTGCAGGAATTATATGTGTTGTTGTTGTTTCTGTCATATTTACTCTTTCATGATAAGTTTCAACAAAGTCATTAGCATCATACTCTTCTATTGTTCCTGCTGCATCGTCCATTGAAACTATCAATGGTATATATCCTAAATTTCCTTTTGTTGCTGACCAGTTGATTCCTGTAGTAGTACTTGTATTTCCTCCTGCAAAAGTCATTCCACTTCTTGTACCAGTAGAATCAAAAATTAAAGGTTCACTTGGACTAAGTACATTATCTCCTGGTTGAGAGACTTTTAGTACAAAGTTACTTCCATCATTTCCTAATATTACTCTATTTGCCATAATTAATCCTGTATTAAAATTCTATTATTTGCTCCGTCTAGCGTTATTTTTGATTGACCACCAACTGTTATAGTTGATGCTGCGTTTATTCTATTTCCATTGATTGAGCCTGATACCACCATATCTCCATCTATAAAAGCTGTTACTGATACAAAACTACTACCATTGTGTTTGAAAGAATTGACTGTAGTATCTTTCATCATAACAACATCATTTGCTATTGGGTTTCTTCCTGCTACTGCTGAAAATACTGAGTTACTCGGTGCACTAGTTCCTTGCCCTTCTATAATAAAGAATGAAGGTTGAACTGCATTTGAACCTGCAGGTCCTGTTGGTCCTGTTGGGCCTGTTGAGCCACCTGGTCCTGTTGGTCCTGTTGGTCCTGGACTTCCTGGTGTTCCTGGTGTTCCTGGAGTACCATCACTTCCATCACTTCCATCACTTCCATCACTTCCTGGAGTTCCATTACTTCCTGGGCTGCCTGCTGGACCTGTTGGGCCTGCTAATGAAAAGCTTCCTGCCAAAGATAGAGACCCTGAACTTGCATCATATTTTAAATGATTTGTTCCATCTCCAATAAATAAATCTCCAGTTGTATCTAAGTAAAAACCGTTTGTATTGTCTGTAAAACTATCTTTATTAGGTGTTTTTAGTACTCCTGTTCCACCAGTTGCTCCTAATGTTAAGGCACTTGATACTGTTAAATTATTTGTAAAGTTTGTATTTGATGTAATTTTATCTGCACTTAGTGTACCGTCTACAATTACACTTCCATCAAAAGTTTCTGTAATTAATGAACTAAAATCAGCTGCATCAGCTTCTGATGCAGTAGTAGTTGCAGCTGCAGTATATACTCTAGTACCTGCTTTATTTGCACTATTGTCTGTTATTGTTATTCTATCATTTGGTCTAATAGCTCCATCTTCGGCTGCTGCTATTACAAGAGCTGCTACTGCGTTTGCGTTTGTATCATCTAAAGTGCCAGTCCAACTTGTAACATTTGCAGCACTTAATCCACCTGTACTAGATTCCTCAAAATTAAATACACTTCCACCACGAACACCAGCTGGGCCTGCAGAACCTGGAGTACCATCAGCTCCTTCTGCTATTTTTGTAATAGTTACTTTACTTGTATAAGTATTATTTGCTCCTGCATTTCGTTCTTCTGTAGTAGATGTTACAGTTGCTGTAACTGTAACAGAAGCATTACTATTGCCCATATTTGTTTTTGATAGAACTCTAGTATCTCCACTTCCTGTTAGAGTGACTGAAGGACTAGTAGTAAATGTAACTGCTCCTGATAAATTATGTCTTTCTGCTGTGAATGTTATATTATCTGGACTTTGAAGCACACCAGATGAGTTTGCTAAAAATGCTCCCGCATCGGCTTGAAGAACTACATCATATAAAGAACTTGGTATAACTGTAGTAGCATTTGCTGGCCCATGAAATCCTGAGTATAATACTTTTGATTTATTTTGTCCGCCTGATGTTAATAATACTCTTTTCCCGTGTCGAATCCAATAATATCTTTGTGCATTATCAGCTCCTACTGCATGAGCAAATACTTTTGTTGCTCCATCTGTTTTATGTAGAAGTGTTCTATTTGCTGCATTTGAATCTGTGCTTACATGTATTTCTGTAAACATATTATCCGTAAAGGGCGATGCATTAGTCCAGGATAAATCTATAGTTCCTATATTTGTTGCTGAAGCAGATAATCCACTTGGTGTTCCTGGAGAAGCTGTTATACCACTTCTTTGGTCGTTTCCTGCTACACTTGGTAAAGATGGTTTTGATATAGTATAAAAACTGTCATCATATTCTGAAGCTGTTATAGCAACAGTACAGTCTCTATTAAAATTTAAATTTTCTATTCTGAATATTTTTTGATTGAATCCAAATTTATCATGTGTTACACTTACTGTGTCTCCTGGAGTAAGAAGTAATGCTTTTGGACCTAGTGTAAAATCAATTTTCATATTAAATCTAGATTTTCTTAAAAAGTTTTCTACATTTATTCTAGCATTATAATAACTAGATACTGATGATATATTTGTTGTTCCTGCTTTAATTACATTTTTATCTGCTCTTAAATAATCAGAATCATAAAAAGAAACAGCTGTTCCCTTAAATTGGTTTCCAGGATCAGGAATAGAAGTAGTTACAGTATTGTAAGAATTTGAAGGCCCTGCATCTCTTATATTTATAGTTCCAATAATATCCTCTTCTCTAATAACTCTTGGATTATGCTCTACTCCTTTAGTATATCCACTATAAGTTCCTGTATTTGAAGAGTTTACTATTGTGCTGGTAATTGCATCTGTTGTTGTTTCGATTTTGAGAATATATTTTCCGCCCTCGTAGGATAGTATACCATTAAATTGACTTAAAAATCCATTTATATTTTCAAAAACTGCCTTGGAAGTATCTACAACTCCTGAGGTTTGATGTCTAGTAACATTTCTTTGATGAGGAGAATCCCACCCTAAATATCTCCAATATTTAACAAAGTCTGCGTCAAATAAACTATATCCTGTATCAAAACTTCCAGTTTTACTATTAAATTCTGCAACATAGTTTTTATATGCACTTCCAACTTGTCTGGATAAATTTATAGTAGTGCTTGATATAGTACCGTTTGTATTTAATTTATATAATGGTACAGACGTAAGTGGCCCTGTAAAACCGCTTGGATTAGTCCCTGTTGGTTTAGTACTTTTTATTCCTGCTGAAGTTACTCTATAGTATCCTTCATTTGTGTAAATTATATCACCTACTTCGTAAGAGTGATGATTTTTCATAAAAGTCTTTGAGAATTTACCATATACTTCTTCAAATACTGTAAAGTCTGTTCCTGCTGAGTCTGTAAAATCTCCTTTTGATTTTACTTTACCCATGCAAACTACACTACCTGAATTTGTACCATCAGAAGTTAATACATATCTATCTCCTACTGTAGCTGTTTTTGAACCTGTAACCGTTTGAGTTCCTCTAGTATCACAAGTTCTTGCAGCTAGTAGCCAATCTGATAAAGATAAATCAGTATTTTCATCTAACCCTTTTCCGTATCTTTTTGAAGTAATATAATCAAGTAATTGTATTGAAGGATTTATACTTATTCTTTTATCACTTGTTGCTATTTTTGGTAATATTTCATAAGTATATGTAGCATTATCAGATACAAATACATCATCTGGATCTGGTTCTAATCCTGATGTCCATATTTGAGATACTGTTGCAACTCTTTCTCCACCATCATAGTCTGATATTTCTCTTTCTTGTGTTTGTTTTTGTCTTACACCATCTACTGTTGTTGTTTTTGTTAATTTTATTATATATCCATTATAAGCGTCATCAGTTGAACTTGCTCCACTTGCAAGTTTTATTTTATCTGTAGATACTACTGTTTTAGTACCCGTTACAACTCCAGTAGAATTGCCCCCAGTATGAGTAAGTGTATTTCCTGATATGCCAAATGCAAAGTTTTTTCCAAAATAAATTAAACTATCATCTTCAAATCTAAGGTTAAGTGTATCTACAAAATCATTGTAAAAACCAGTATCAAACCAATCAGGAGTACTTGCTGTGGTTAAAACTGTTGGGCTATTTGTAGGAGCAGTTACTGTAACCTCTACAGATAAAGTTTCTGGTACAGTTCCTGAATGTTCTTTGTGGTTATATGTTACCATGTTCCAACTATTAGTGCCATCTGTCATATAGAAAGCAGTTATAGCTGGTACGCCATCTACTAATCCTAATTCTGGAGGAGAGCTAAATCTAAATCTTTGATTTGTATTTCCATCAGAATCTACGAAAGTCCATTTATCTATAATAGTAACATTACTGTTTATAGTAGCATTTGTATCTGTTCTTTTTAAATCTACAACATCTCCAACATTAAAGTTTGTAGCACTTTGTCCTGATTGTCCTGTATGGCTATAACTGAAATCATAGTTGAAACATTCTATTTCTTTTCCTCTTACTACATATTCTATTTCTGGGACTGTGGTTGAATCCTCTGATATTTCACAATCTAAAACAACGTAGGCTGTATCTAACATTCTGTGAGCAGGACTCCAATACTCTTCGTCTCCTGTAAAATAATCGTTTTGTCTTTTAAATCCTGGACTTTGTGCAATAGAAACTAATGTATCATCAGCTAATTGATAAGGACTTCCTGTATGCAAAGTTAATTGCATATTATTTGGTTGACTTAATTTTATTGTTTCTCTATCAAGAACTCCACCACCATTTGCATCAGTAAGTGTTAAACTTGGTAAACTATCATTAGTGCTGTAATATTTTGTTACTTGCGATTCAATAGCATCATTTATAAACTCTACACCATCTTCCCCATATCCTACAAAAGAATTATCATAAGTATAGTCTTGTAAAGTTGAACCAGTAATTCCTGTTCCTGATTTTTTAACTCCACCTAAAGTTGTTCCTAAATCTTGTCTGCCTCTACAAAATACTTCTATACCATCAACTGGAGTTGTTAGTGAATCATCTCTGTCATCTGCATCTTCTTTATTAATACATACTAGAGGGCTTCCATCAATATACAAATCATATAATCCACCTATCTTTCCTTCTGAAATTGCATATGCTATGTATATATTATTTGGGTCATCTGATTTTGTATCAACAAATACAGGATTTCCTGAAACTCTATCTACTCCATAAACTACTGGTATTGTTTTTCCTGACAAAGAAAAGTTTAAATTTACATCTCGTTCTACTTCTACGTCTTCCATCCAAGTCTTTATTTTTACTTTTCCAAACCACTTTTTCTTTGTTTTGAAACGCATTTCTTGTTCTATAGCAGTATATGTTGCTAAAATATTTGTTGTTTGTTCTGCGTGTAAAAATCCTAAATCATTTGCATATTCAGGACGAATAGCAGCATCTGGTTGACCTCTGTTGTTGGCATCTACAGCTCTATGTACTTTATCATTTGTTATTCTTCCTTGAATCATTCCAAAGTCACCCCAATGACTTGTAAGATTCCACTTAACTTTTAAACCTTTATCAGGTGTATCATTTATGCTTGTTCCTGTTATGATTCCTTTGAATGTAAGAACTGGAGAACCTATAATTGTTCCAGCTTCTGGGTCTAAAAATGCTTTATATACAAATACTTCTCTATTGTGATATGATTTTAGTGATGAATCATTTATCTCACCAAGAGGTCCTTTTAACTCATCAGAAGCAACCTGTAAAGTTATCGATGTACCACTTGATTGTGCACTGAGAGTATCATCAATTGTTGCTAATACTAATTGAGTATTATTATTTTTTATGCCTGTTATTTTAAAATGTCTGCCACTATTTGTTCCACCTGAAACTAATATTTTATCTCCCTCTCTAAATCCTTCTTGTACAAAGTTTATTCCTGATGTTGTAGGAACACTTAAAACAGTTGATGCAATACTTATTTCAGAACTAGTTACACTTAGATTAAGAGATTCTGCTGCAAGGTCTAGTGTCATTCCTGATGCTCTTGCTTCTACTGTTTCTGAATAGTTACTTACATTTAGTATCTTATCTGCGATGTATAGTTGTGAGCCATTTGAATTTCCATCAGTATCTAAACTTCCATCATCAAATGATATATTATGGCCTGCATCAGTATAGTATGCATATCTTATGGCATCAGTGCTAAATTTACCATTTAGTAAGGATTTACTTGGTCGTTCGAATTTAATTAAATGACAATAAGAAAACGGCTCATTATTTATGAGTTTTTTACGTAGTGATGTACTTAATTGTCTTTCTGCCATTATGCCTGTGCTTCTTCTAGATTGAGTGAGAATTGATATAAATTATTAGTACCAAGACTATATTGTTGAATAGGGTTTCTCAACATTACTCGTATTAAAGGTTGGTAATAATCAATAACAGCACCAGAAGATACAGACCTATGAAGATTTGGTGTAAAATACACTATTCTTTGTGAAGTGGTTGGTTGACTGTGTAATCCTGAATGGTAATCTGCATTATTCATTACTTTAGTAACTTTGTATGCTTTTGTATGTAAGCTATCATTATTATCTGTTATTGTAAACATATCTCCTACTTGTGGTGATGTAGTTTGAGTAGTAGAATGAGAAGCTTGAAGCATAAATTTTGCACCTTGATTTAAGGCAGTAGCAGCTGTTGGAGAAGTACTTGCAGTATATGTTCCAAAAGCAGCATTTCTTGAAGTTAAATGTTGAGGAAGTTGAATAAAGAAAGGATTTAATTGTCCTTTATCTATTAAAAAAGAATAAACTGGTTCAAAACTATCTCTTGTCATAGGATTATATGTTATATTTATCTCCCAACTATGTGCCAAAGTATTTCTAGTTATTACTCTGCCACTATTTGTTCTTGATACTTGTGTGGGACTTTTGGAACTAAATGATACTGAAGCAAATCCAGGGCCATTTACACCACCACTTCCTGTACTTAATGATTGCCCCGCTGCTCCTATTGGATTATTGGGGTCTGGAAGTATATTTTGAAACTCTGTAAATGTTGCCATTAGTATGCTCCTGTATTAACAGTTTCCATAAATTCTTCTCCATGTTCATTTGCTGCTTCTCTAATCATTCCGATTATATTTCCTCTTTGTGCCATAAGAACTTCTTCTACACCTGCCGCATCTACTGCATTAATAGTGAAGTTTACATTTGATGTTCCTCTATTTAAATCATCATTTGGTACCACATTAAAACCTGATTGTGTAGGAGTTATAACTTCTGGCCCTCTTTCTCCTACAAGTATCTGTCCACCTACTGCATAACTTCTTCTCATGCCTGCAGCTCCTCCAGGTATAAAGTCATTTGCATTTGTTCCTACACCAGACTGTCCTCTTAAGAAAGCTGTTTCTCCTCCTGTGGCTCCTCTACTTACATCTACTCTATTATCTCTTTTTCCTACACTTATGTTTGATACAGAACCTGGGTCTGATTCTCCTCCTTGGAATTGAGTATTTTTAATTATATCTATTTGTTTTTTACCTACAGCTAGTATCATACCTGCAAGAATTGCTCCAACTGGGAAACCAAATTGACCATAAGCCATCATAGCTGCTGTTGCTGTGTTTATAACTGTTTGTGCTATTTGTAACTTTTTATTTCTTTCAAATGCTTTTCTTTCTATAGCTTCTTTCTTTTTATCCATAGCAGCAATTCTAGCTAATGAAGCTGCTGAGCTTCCATCTGCTCTTTTTTCTGCTTCTATTTGTTTATCTATGGCTGCTACTTGTTGTGCTGTTTGTGCTTTTAGATTTGCCATCATTGAACCAAGAACACCACTCATAATTTCCATAGCTGCAATTGTTTTGGCAAATTTTTCTGGACTTAATCCTAATCTGTCAATAAACTCTCCCTCTTCGGTTTTATCAAAAGTTTTTTCAAATTGTGTAGTAAGTTCTTTGACGCTTTCACTAAATAATGATACAGCACTAGCTAAGTTTAGAAAAGCTTGTTGTGCTCCAGCTATTGCTTCACCTTCAGGTCCTAATTCTCTTAAATTTTGTAAGAAGGGTTGCATTTGAGTATTTATTATGCCTAGTTTTGCTCCAAAGTCAGAGAAACCTGCACCTAAGTTTTCTCTCATAGCTACTGCAGCTACGTTCATATTTTTGCTTTCTATACCTTGTAATTTTAATAATTCAAGGGCTGTTTTCTTTGATTCTATGTCTTGGTCATTTGCATCTGTTTGTGCTGATGCAGAGGCTTTTACTGCTTCTATGATGTTATTAGCTGTGTTTGCGGATATTAAATTACTTAGAAAATCTGCTTTTGCTCTTGCTATCATTAAATCTCTTTCAGCGTTAATTAAGTTATTTTTAACATCTCTTGTAGCTTTTGCAGCTTTAAGCTCTGCTTCAGCTGCTGATACTTTAAATTCAAATTCTTGTCGTGGATTTAAATCACTTCCTAATCCTGCTCTTAGATTCGTTATTTGTTGATTTAATTTTAGTTGGTTTTCAAGAGCTAAAGCTGTTTTGTTATTTGCTCTTGTTATTTTTTCAGTAACTTTTAGTTGAGCTACTAAACTTTCTTTAGCAATCTCGTCTGTTGTTTTCTTTTGAGCGTTCAAAGCAGCATTTTCTGCATTTAGTTTATCTAAAAAGTTTTGTCTTATAGTTGGGTCTTTTATTTCATTAGCAGAGTCTCTTTGTAATTTATTAAATTCTAATTGTTTATTTATGACCTCTTGTTGTTTATTTAAAAAAGCTTCCATAGCTTCACCAGACACACCTTTAAATCCTCCTAATGAAGCAGCTTCTGCATTTAGTTGTTTAATATTATCTTGTAAAGTTCTAGAAGCGACTTGTAGTTTTCGGAATTCTTTTAGTAGTTCAGGTATTCTTGTAGCAGCATTTTCTGTTGTTATTCCAAAATTTTCCATTTGAACTCCAGATTCCTTAAATAATGTTTTTAGAGTTTCTAACCCAGCATCTGGGTCTGCTGCAATTACGTCCATTTCTTTTTTCAAAGAACTGAATGATTTTACTAAGTCATCAAATGGCGTTTTCTTTACGGCTGTTTGGAAAAATTTTGAAAAAACTCCTTCAGCTTCATTTATTCCTATACTTAAATTTGTTATTGAAGTTGATGTTTTTGAAGTTTCCTCTTCAACTTGAGACATTATTTTTTGAACAAACTGTAAACCACCAGGACCTGTGATTCGTTTTAATCTCTCAAGTAACTCTTCTTCACTTCCTACTTTAAAGAATTTTAAAAGTTTTATAGTTGCAAGTTCACTTGCTGTACTTTCATCTGCAAGTATTGCTTTAATTGCGTCTTTTGATGCTTCTAAACCTTCAACTCTTAGTCTATTGTTTCTATCCTCAATGTCTCTTCTTTTTTTATCATCTGCTGATATTTCTTTTGCTAATTTATCCCTTTCTGCATTAGTTAAAGAATCAAAAGTTTGTCCTGGTTTTAAACGATCTCCTATCAGTAGAGCTGGTCCCAAAGCATCGAGTTTTTTATCTCCCTCTTCTATTTCTCGGAGTACTGTATTTATACCACCTGCTATCTCTTTAAATATACCAGCAGTTTGTTTAAACTGTCTTATTCTTATTTCTCCACTACTTGCTGCTGCTATAGATTTATTTAATTGGTCAAATTTTTCAGCTACTGTTTCTGTTGTTTGTCCCAACATATCTAGTCCTGTTGAATTTAATTCTGTTTCTTTTGTAAACTTTTTATATAAGAAAACAGCAAGTGCTATTGCAACTGTTAATATTGCTAGTTGTGGTAAAGCTGTTAATAGTGCCGTTCCTAAAACTTTTACAGCATGTGAAGCTAATAGTGTAGCTCTAGTAAATAAATTCATTGAAGCAGCCGCTTTCCTAGCTGCAAATCCTGTTCCAAATAATAATTTTGCTTGAAGTGCTATAGACTTTAGCGCTACTTTGAATCCTTTAAGTGCCCCTACATTTGCAATTATTTCTACATTTTTTGCAGTTATTTGGGCTAGCTTTGTTGTGAGTCTTGCTCTATCTAATGCTAGTCCTTGTGTTAACTGTGTTGCTTCTGCTGCTCCTAATACTCTTACTGCGGCTATCTCTCTTTTAATTTGAGCTATTCTTGCTTTTTTTGCTGTTATTTTTTCAGCATCGCCTGTCATTGCGATTTTAGCAGCAGCTTTTTCTGCTCTAGCTAATTGTGCTACTAAGTTTCTTTCTGTTTTTACTGCTTGGGCTCTAATTCCTGATTTAGCGTTAATGGCTGCTGCCATGTCTTTTATAGTTTTTGTTTGTTTGCCTTCAGTAAATATTATCTTTTGGGCGTTAAGAACTTGTGTATTTGTAGTAGCTTTTGTTTGTCTTGCAAGCATTAATTGTGCTTTTGCTGTGTCTTTAGACTTTTGAACTACTTGTCCTAAAGCAGGAATCATTGTTGTTATAATTGTACTTCCAAATAGTGCAGTAATACCTATAAGACCAGCTCTACTTTCTGAAAAGAATCCTATAATAGGAATCAATCCTTGATTTATTAAAATTAAAAATTCTTTTGTTAAATCACCAAATGCAGCTGCTAGTTGATCATATGGGTTTACATCAACAGCATCTGCTAGCTCTCCATATTTTTTAATTCCTTGTTCATTAATAGCATTTAAGAAAGCTGTTTGTCTTTCAAACTGTGTCAACTCATTTCTAGTTTTGCCTAGAGTTGCTGCGAATTTTTCAGTAGCATCATCAAGTCTTACCATGATACCTAATTCATCTAAAATTTCAGGTTCTAACTTAATAGCACCTCTTGTTAACCTGTCAAATGCATCATTTAAATTTCTACCTAAAGCCAAAGAAGCACCTCTAGCTACTTTTGCTAGTTCTTCTAATTGGTCTACATTAAATCCTGCCGATACGGCTAATGAAGCTCCTTGTAAAGCTTCTTGGGTAGATAGTGCTCCACCAGTTACTTCTTTTAATCTATCAACAACTATACCCATGGTTATACCGGATTGATTAGCCATAAATGTAAAACCTTCTGTTAGTTGTTCGAAAGCAGCCGCTTGTCTAAAAGCATTGAAAGCTGCTGTAGCTGCGAAGACGTTAGCAGCTAACGTTGCGTAAGCTGCCACCAAACCACTTGACCCGCCAGAGCCAAGCATTTGGTTCATTTTTGAAAAACCTTTAGCAGATGAAAGACCTGTTTGCGCTACACCTTTTTGTCCTTTTATTACATCTTCTTGTGACCTTTTATTCTTTTTATTCTTTTTAGTATTTTCATCAATTTGTTTATTTACTTTTTTTGTGTTTTCTGCAACCACAGAAAGTTTATCCCCTTTCTGGACTACCTTTAACTCAATTAATACTCTACCGTCACTCATTTATTTTTTCTTTATCTTATCGTGTGCAGCTTTTATTTGTCGCTGACTTTCTTTTATTTCTCTTCTATCTAGAAATAGTATTATTTCAAAAATCCAATCTTTTTCAGATTTTTCTTTAATTTCATGGTATTCATACAGAAAATTTAAATTTGTAAAATCTTTTCCTGTATATCCTACATCTGCATAAACTCTATCCGTAAGTGCAGAATATATACTTATTGCTGTATAAACACTCTCGGGAAAGTCACTTATTTCAGGAGGACATCTTTCCCAATCTATCTCTTCTCCTGTTTGCTCAACCATACGCAAGTATTGGTCTTTTGTCATGCCTATTGCATCATTTTTCAGATACACTTCCAGACGGTTGAATATTAGATCCTTCTTCTTTTGTACGAAAATTATCTAAGTCAAAGACTACCTCATTGAGCCAATTATCAAATTCAGTTGAGTTTTCAACCAACTGTTCTGCATTTTCTGAAGTATAATCTAATTCTTTTTGTGGGTCTTGTCCTTTTAAATCTACAAGTAGTAAATCTTCTAGATATGATAATTTGAGCCCTCTCCAACCTTTTACTGTTGATTCTGTAAATTCTTTTACAAATTTAGTTTCATCTAAGGTTTCCTCAAATGCTCTTGTTTTTCTGTTAAATTTATTTTGTACACATCTTTTTCTTAATGCTACAAGTTCTTTTCGGGATAAGTTTGCTAACTCGACTTCAAATCCGTCAAGTCCTGGAAACTCAACCCAAGTGGTTTTGCTATCCACTAATAAGCTTTTTAGTTCCATGTATTCTCCTATGAATATGTTGTGATTCTAGTTCCTAATGCTGTATTATCTTTTGAACGAAAATCATAAGATTGAGTATAAACCTGTGCTGGTTGCATTCTCGCTGTATACATTCCTGGATTTAATTGTAATTGCCAAAATGTAGTTCCATCTGTTTTTTTCGCAAAGATATTTATATTACTATTAGTGCTAAAGTCATCAAATTGTGTTATATTATTATCTGTTTGATATTGATTAATCGCTCCCGAAACGATTCTTTTTTCTATCGTATATGCACTTGGAAACATAGCATTACTAGAGTTTGTTACTGATAAACTATCCTGTAAAGTTTCAAAAGGAGTCCATGATATCTCATTTTGTATTTGTACTGTAACGCTCAAAATACTAGACATATCTAAACTATCTATTGTTACTTCTGGATAAATTAGTAAGGGTGTTCTTGTGGAAGATTCAGTTTGAATCGTTCCGAGATTAAAGCTCTCATTTCCTACTCTACTTAATTTTGTTCCTTGTCCTTCTACTGCTACTGTAAATTGCTCTCTTGGATTAAAAGCAAAATTAGCAGCTATTATGACGCAGTTTTCTACTTTAAATGTACTGCTTCCTGTCTGGATAAACATATTAAAAGATTTTAGTTGTTGTGTTTCTATATCAGAATCACTAGTACTTACTAAATCAGCTATTAAATCCATGACAATAGACTCATCTTTCTCTATTGTTAAAGGAACTGTAAAACTAAACTGAGCCGGGTTGGCTTTTGTTATAGTTGAGTCCTCGAACATTTTTGATTGATCGTGCAAAGTCTTTACTGAATACGAATCTTCCGCAAATGTTTGAGAAAATGAGATGGCAGTAGTAGTATGTATTCTATACTTACTACCACCAAACTCGATGTATAGTTTACTCTCACGAAGAAAACTATATGACATTTTACTAGGCGTCTAGTGCTCTAGCACCTGAAGCAGCGTAGCCGCTTTGAGTGTGAGTTGTTGCACCTAAGTATTTAACTTCCATTTCATCACCTGTTAAGAGGTCTGAACCATGAGCTGCGAACTCGACAGAAGTTGAAATAATATCTGCAACTTCAATTGTTGGTACTTGTAAGTGACATCTTGGCATATTAAATTCAACACCTGGTGCTGTAAAGTCATCTGCCTCCATACCTTCTCCATCTGTATCCACAGTTCCAGAAACACCCATAAATAACCTTAAGTCAAATGAGTTTGTTACTATATCTGTCGCGTTAGCTAAGTCAGTTAAAAGTTGGTTTGAACCATTGGATTTTGTGTCAAGGTACATAGTTAAAGAACCACTAATTACCCTAGCACCTGTAAATGAGCCAATCGGCTTATCTACTATACCAATAGTTTCTGGTGTTACATATGTAACGTTGTTTGCTATAGTTATAGACCCACCTGTAATATTAATATCATAGGTTCTATTGTCTAAACCATTTGAAGAAGCACCACCACCTTGTGCGTCTGCATCTAAGTATAAACTTGAAAGTTTATTTCTTAAATAATCAGCATCACTTGGGCCAGTAGTATCTGCAAAATTATACGTTTCTGTGAAAGTATCTGTAGTACCACTTGTTGGTGTTCCTGCTGAAGTACCTTGTACAATAAATTTTGAAGGGTCTTCTATTGCTTCTTCTACTTGGTCAATTGTTGTCGCGTTTCCAGACCAAGTAATTTGTGCTATTCCATCGATTGAAAAATCAATTTCAGCTTGGTTAACTTGTGCTTCGTTTAACCTGTATGTTGTATTTTCTAGTGCGAAATACAAACTAAGTTTCATAAGTTCGTGAACATCTGATTGGTCAAATTTACATAATGAACCAAATTGAGAACCAGTTGTTACATGTACAGCAGCACCTGAAGTGTCTGATGCATTAGGTAACCCTGTTCCTGCTATTGCAGCCCATAGTATATTCTCGCAGCAGTCAAAAGTTCCTTCTGCTCTAAAACTGTTTGCTCCATGCTTAAATGGTCGTACATAAGTAGCAAAAGACCATTCTGCTGGTGGTAAAGCGTCGTTGAATCTTTTTTGTCCTCTATTTGGTGTAGAACCCGCTTCTGATATTGTTACATCAGTTGCATCGGAACCTTGTGAAAAACTATATCCATCTAATACACCAATTCTAAAGGTGTTTGCATCAACCTCATTACCTTTGAATCTACCTAAACCAGTTCTTGCGCCATCTGCTGTTGTTGTTGCTGCGACTGTATCAACAGTTACAACTAAACCTGTGGCTGAACTATTATTAGTTCCTGCAAAGTTTTCTACGGCTGTTTCAGTTGCAGTTTCGTTTGCTACGAAGCCACTACCTCTAAAGTTGTTAGGAATATTAATAGTAGCTACTGGGCCAGTTGAACCGCCACCAGTAATAGATGCTACGATACACTTAAAGTCTACGCCACTACCACTAGTTGTTCCTAATGTTACGATGTCGCCAACAGCATATCCTGATCCTGCAGTACTAACATGACAAGTTTTTACACCGCCAGTAGCACCAACTCCATTTACAGAGCTTACAAATACTTTGGTATTTCTCGAGAGATTTAAAGCCATTGCTTTCTCCTATTATTTTCTTTGAAAGTACAAATCTAGATATTTATCAGTTTGTAATTTCTTTTAGTACCTACACACTACTGTCAGTTCTCCAATTCCAAGAGGAGCCAAAACTCCTTCATCTGTGGATAACGACTGTAATGTTAAGGAAGTCGTTGTTAAGTTTGGACTTACAGTATCATCATAAGTCAAAACATCATTGTCGTCAATAACGCGTTCGATGTCTTCCATCAAAGTTGCTAAGACCTCTTGAGGGTCTTCTTGGTTTTCGACATAAACTCTTATATCTAAACTAAGAAACCTCCATTTAAACTCATTTGGTTGATACTCTCTAGTTTCATCTCCTGCTACCACGCATATTTTAGGGAACTCTTGAATTTCATCTAAGAATACCATTCCATTATGAGCATTATTAAATACATTTGAATTGAATGGGTGATTGCCATCAATTAATTGTAATTTTTCTACTAAAGCATCAACTATTCTTTTTCTTGCTGTTCTGTATGTTGATGCCATTATTGTCTCCTAAGCTGTACAAATCGTTGTGTTGTATGTTGTATAGCTACTTCTCTTATACTTTTTGATATTAAATCTTTTGGATTATATTTTCCTTTCCACCTACCACTATTTTCAAAAGTTTGATATACTCCTGGCTGTCCACTTCTTGGAGGTGTTCCACCCCCTGTTTTCATATAAGTATAATCTCCTGTTAGTCCTGTTTTACTTTGTCTTATATTTACTACTTGAGGACTATTTGAAAAAGTTCCTGACCTATTAGTTAGTACGCCTGGCTGTCCCATATTTCTTCTAATTTGTGCTGGTAATTTTCTATTTATTACCGCTTTTAAAACTGATAAATTTTGAGCAGCTTCTCTTTTATTTTTTTCTGGTCTGGCTGAAGTAGCTTTGACAGTAACACCTGGTACTTTTACTACTTTTACACCTCTTTTTGGTTTTGATTTTTTTCCTCTTTTTACAACAAATGAGTCAGATAATGATTTAAACTTTTTATTTGCTTTAAATCTCATATCAGGTTTACCTTTTTTAGTTAAAGGGCCCAAAAGTTCTATAATACTATCTTCTACTACTAATTTTTTTGGAGACTTACTTCCTGAACTATTTAAAAGATTAAACATAAAACTTTTATTTTTTATAAATAAATCATTTACTGCTTGTTTAATAAATTTTTCTTTTAGCTTTGAAAAGTCACTATCTTCAGACCCAGTAAAATTTTCCATAATTGAAGTATTAATTTTATACCTAAATGAAAATGCTCCTATTTTGTTTCTTTTATAGTTCCTGTCTACATCTAACCCAAGATTTTTTTGTATTTGGTCTACTACATCAAAAACGGTAAATCCATAACCTAAACTTAAATCTGGTCTAGATTTTTTTAAAACTTGTAAAGCTATTGCTCCTCTAGTAGTATCTGTTTCGTGTCCTATTTCTGTAGCTTCTGTTAAATCATCTGATCTACTACCTCTTGTTGGTAAAGACCCAAATAGTGATACAGGACCTCCTGAACCTTTTAGCCATTGGTCATAAATGTTATCTCTCATAGCTTTAACAATGCCACGTATAAGAGTATCATTTGCTCCAGTTCCTCTTCCGCTACCTATACTAACAAATCTAAAAGTTAGCCTATTGGTTCCTCCACCTCTCATTATAAAAGAACCTCTGGAAGTTCCTGGACTACCTGCATATCCTTTTGCTGTAAATAAAGGCACTCGATATACTGTTCTGTCTCCTACTACTTGTTTACTTGTTCGTATTTGTTTTATAGTTTTTTTAACTATTTTTGTAATGTAAGGTATTTCTTCAAAAGGTTGTACTCCAAAAGCTAATGTTCCATCTCTTCTTAAGGGTTCTAATAATGCGTCTATTCCAATAGCAAATTGTTTTGTTACTACTGCTGTATCAAATGTTACATCTAATACGTCTCCTGAGGTACTTACTCCTATAAGTTTTGGGATTTTCTTTTCAGCTTTTTTTAATTCTGCCTTAAACCTTTTTACGACTTCTTTTTGAGCCATTAGCTATATATTTTATACATATCAAGTACACGCTTGATATGATCTGGAAATCCTATATTATTTCTTAAACTTGTTGATAGAGGATTATCTATAGAGGCTCCTGCTATCGACATTCTTTCCTTTCTTTCATCTTTCATATAGTACTTAATTAAGTCAAATACTGCTAATTTTAAATCTTCAGGTGTGCTAGTATAACCAGCTCTGTAAACTACTTTTACTGCTTTTACACCTTTTGGAAAAAATTTATGCCCTGTGCTATTTGTTCTTATTATACTGTCAGAGTCCATATCTAGTACGTATTCATATTTACCACTACTGTCAGAATTTTCTGTGATTAGGGTAGTATATGCTTGTGCTTGATTTTCTCTCTCTTGTACTGATGACACTGAAATTAAAGGAGACTCAGATAAAATTATTCTATCAACATGGTCATCTGCAATATTGAAGAATTCTGTTTTGTCTGTATTTGCAAAATCAATTATAGTAGTACCACAATAAGTTTTTACAAGTTGACTAACATTATCTATAATAACATTTATACGAGCGTCATTCTGAACGCCTTGAAGTCCTGCGAAGTCTTTGAACTGTTGTAATGTTACTAAATCTGCCATAATATTAAAAAGTCTTGTGGGAGACTTGCTCCCACAAGATAAGTAAGCTATTAACTAGCTTTGTATTTTAAAGCGTGAACTGAAGTTGCTCCGTCAATCATATCGGTAAACCCGAGTCTTTGTGAAGCTACTAAAACTCTTCTTTGGTTGGCTACTTCATAGTCAGACTCAATAGTAACACCTCTTAATCTTGGCATTACATAGTTCTTTGTATATACGGCTAAGCCATAGAACTTAGAGACTGCTGGTGTAGCAAACTCGTCACAAACGATTACTTTAGAACCAAAGACTTCTCCAATTTCACCGTTAAGCTTAGTTGCCATGTTGCCAACTAGGTTAACATCTTGGAACTCAGCGTCACTTAGCAAGTTGAAATACTCAGTTGAGTTAACAATGTATGTTACATCTGCTGGGTTAATTCCGTATTTACCCATTTTCTTTCTAGCATTTAACAATGTAGCTGCTGTTAAAGATTCAGATGCAAATGCAGTTGCAGATTGAGTCACGTGTGTACCACTTGAGTCATCATCTGTAGCTAATTTAACTAATCCTTGGAAGGAAGCTCCTGATGTACCATATACACCATCAGCGTGGTCACCCACTAGTAAAGCATTTTCAATACCTCTTGCATGTGATCTAACGATTGAATCCCTAATTAAAGGAAGAATCGGTAGAATTGCGTCTTCTTCAGTTTCATTACCTAAGAATGATTGTGAAATAAGTTTTTTAGTTGAAAGAGTTCTTTCAGTTAGGTCAATTCCACTATATGGTGAACCATATGTGTCACCCCTTTCTTCTAAGTTACCATGTGGTGAACTTCCAGAAGCAGTTTGGTTAGCTGTAAATTCTGCGTAACCTGCATCTGGCATGATTGGAATGATTTGAGTTGCTGATTGCATTGGAATTTCTCTAAATAGAGGAGCCAATACTAACTCTAGTTGAATATCTCTTTCGATATTTGTTGATACTGTTTGTTCAAAATCTGCACTAGATACGCCAACACCTGAATGAGCGTTAACTTTTTCCATTACGTTTTTCGCAAGTTTAGTATCCCAGCCTTTACCAGTAGCAAGACCCATTACAAAAGCGTCATCAATGTCGCTTTGGAAGGCTTTCTGCCAGTCGCTGTTTTGTCTGTCGCCAAATACTCTTTTAGATTCACGAATAGCGTTAATCTCTTCTTTTTTATCAGACAGTTCAGTTTTAAGTTCATTAACTACTTTTTCAAGGTCTTCATGCTTATCTGAAACGCGTTTTTCAACGTCATTCATGAGCTGTTCAGCTCCAGACATGCCGACTTCTACAATAGTTTTAACTTTTTCTTGCTCAGCTTCTTTTTCAGCTATTTCTGCTTGTTCAGCAGCTGCTTTCTCTTCAGCTTCGCTTACTTCTTTTGCTTTTTGTTCTGCTTGTTGCATTGCGATTTTAGCAGCAGTTGATTTTGCCACCTCTTCCGCGAATGCTTTTAAGTCTAACTCAGCATCTGGAGTAGTTTTTTCTGTAGACATATGTCTCTCCTGTTGAGTGGTTTTACCCACGGCTTGTGGCGCATCAATTTCGTCAGTTTTTACTGCTTCCATCTCATGAGCCTGTTTACTTTCTTTTGTAAATTCAGCTTTCCATTCATCATATTCTGATTGAGAATCGAATGATTTCGCAATCGAGAACATTGCGGTCTGGTTGCAAGGAACACTTACAACAGACACTTCAAATAATTCAGCGTCCTTTATCATGTACCCGTCAGTTTCCTTTAGATAATCAGCGTCCTTGACTCGGAAACCCACGGAAAATGCTCCAAGTACGCCATCTTTAATAAGATCTTTTACCTCACCTGCGGACTTAGAGATTCTAGCTCCAAGTTCGAGGCCCTTATCGTTTACTTCTAGTGAAGTTGCACGACCAATAGGTTTATTATAGTCATGGTTAAAAAGAATTATTGGATTGCCTTTAAAATTTTCTAATCCACCATTCTTAGTCCATGCATCATGATTAATTATATCACCAGATCTATCTGATGCATTAGTGCTAGCATATCCTTTGATATTAACACTTCCGTCATCATCTTCCCCTAAGGATTTAAAAGTCGATGACCAATGAAAAATTTTATCTGACATAACTACTTACCTTTCTTTTCAGCTTTTTTAGGAGCTGGCTTTGCTTTTGGTTTTGGTGCTGGTGCTGGAGTATCTGTCCAACCTGCAGCTTTCATCATTTGCTGCATTCTTGCCCATGAGCCAAAAGCTCTTTTTGCAACCATAAAACGCATTGGAGCGTCTTCAGCTGCTTTATACTCATCAATTGAAAGGATTTTTCCTTTCTTTTCAAAGTATTCCATTAATACTTTTAGTACTTGTGGTCTATTCATTTTCTTCTGATTCCTCTGTTTCTTCTGGTGGTCTCCCACCTTCGCTTGGGTTTGCTGAACTTCCTGCTATATTTGCAGGGATTCTTAATTCATCATGTCCATCTATTGATTCCATGTTCATCTGCTCCCTGACTTCATTAGGTGTCATTATACCCGTGTTTACAAGTGTTGCATAGTAAGCTGCTTGGTCTCTTAGTTCTGGTTGTAAAGCAGGAACTCCTGTTACATCTTCTACTAATTTAAATCCAAAATATCTTTCAAATGCATGCGCAAACTTTCTAACTATAGGTAATATTGTTTCTAAATAATATAATCTATGATTAGGTCTTATATTTGCATTATTACCACCATCTAATAATATTGGTGGAACTCCCATTGCTTCTAATATGATTTTTTCATTTGCTTGTATGGAAGGTTGAAAATCTAATTCTTTAAAATTAATTTTTGTTAAATTATCTACTTCTAAACCACCATCTAATATAAGTGGTCTTTTACCTCCATTCTTAGGATTGTATCTAGTAGACCATGCTTGTAACATTCTTTCTTTAATTCTGTCTGAAAGAGTATTTGGGCTTTTTAGTACTAATCCTGGAACTGCTCCATTTTTGAAAAAGTTATCTTGAAACTTTCTCATATTATCTAATAGGAACATAGTCCTGTAAGCTGGTTTAAGTCTAGGTACACCCCTGTATATTGATTTGAATGAGTTTTCCTTAATATGTATTATTTCACTAGGGGTGTAGTCTATATGACCATCATATACATACTTGCTAATATAGGTTTGAGTATCTGTTTCTATAGTAACATTGTTAGCAGGTAAATGATAAAGATGGGCACCATCATAATAAATGAAAATGTTTCCATCAATCAGTAAATCAATTATAAGATTTCTCTTAAAAGAACTGATATCCTGAAAAGGGTTTGGCTCTTTATTTAGTAGTAAATCAACACGACTTCTACGAACATTTTGCACCATAGGTGTTAAGCCAAGTATTTTTTCTCCAACTTCAAAAGGTATATCAGAGCTATCATCAACAATCATGTTAACTGCTCTGTTTACTACTTCTAGTTCCTCGTAAGCTGATCGATAATTATCTTTTACTTCACGAGTGTCTATTGCTAGTCCTTCTTCTAGGCCTATATAAGTTTGAGCAGGATTTAATTTTTCCTCTCTTTCTATGCCTAAAAATCTATCATACCATGCCATATTTATCTCTTTGTATCTCCACCCATCGTTTTTGTTTCTTTGCTGTAACCAGTTTTGGTCTTTTACCGTAAATACTATGCAGTCTTATGTGATGAGTTTTACATAGTGTAGCTGCTTCATCGTATACTTCGACGAGATGGTCATTAATAAACTGTTCTCGTAGATTCATTATTTCATCGGCTGAGGTAATCGTAATTTTGTTATCCTTCAGCCATTTGTGTAGTAGCTCAGTCATTCCGTAATAGTGGTGAAACTCTAAGTTTTCTGTTTCTCCACAAATAAAGCATTGGGTGTCTTTCTTATATCCTGATTTGGCTTTGTCCCTAACGTACTTGACTAAATCTCTTTTTAAATCCATAAAATCTTATTTAGTTAAAATTATACCAAAAATTCAGCTGTTTGTCAACAATTATTTTTTGGTAGGTCATAATCAAAAAGTACTTGCAGAAGTCTCAAAAGTGTACAGTGCATAACGTAAAGCATCTGACATATGAGATGCCATATTATGTTTAGGTTTTTCTTTGAGTAAATTAGGATTGGGGTCCCATTGATATTGGTCAACTGCCGATAAGGCTTGTGAACATTTTTGGTCTATTATAAGCAAGTCATTATCGATAATACCTGCTGCATGTCCTATTCCATCTAGAACTGATTTTTTCGCATTGATAGTAGATATATCATAATTTTGCGCTAGATCAAATCTAGTTTGTTGTGCTGCTGAATCAATATAAATCCAGTCAATATTATATTTATCTATCATTTTACGTATTTCTACTGCATGCTGTTCAGTAGTTCTTTCTGCGTCCATGTATTCATCTACTAGATAATATTTTCGTTCGTCCCAATCATATGCTATAACACATAATGCTGTTGGGTCTTTGTAACCTACGTCTAGTCCTGCAAATACATCCATCTTGCTAGTATCTAACTGACTTAAGTCTGCAACACACTCTTCAAAATTAAAGTTCCAAACTTGTCCTTCATAAGTGTTAAAGTCAGCAAGATACTCTTGAGCAAACTCTGCTTGAGACATTGCTTTCTTTGCTTCTAGAATATCATTATCACTAAACCTTGGGTTTTCATGATATGTTGCTCTTATTGATGCCCAGTCTTGAAACTCATCGCTAAATCCTCTATAATAAAAATCAGCAAACCAATTATTTCTTCCCCTTGGCGTTGAAATAAATACAGCTTTACTATTTTCTTTATCGAGTGTAGGTCTGAGTGCTACATTAAAAGCATCTTTTCCATCAGCTAATGCTGCCTCATCAAAGATGATTAAATCATAAGACCTACCAACAGTAGAGTCTACTTGATTTACTGAACCCATTCTAATAGTAGAACCATTAGAGAGTTCGATAACTTTATCCTTAGCATTATCTCTTACCACCTCTAAATCAAAGTGCTTTATAAGCTGTCTTTGTAAATCAAAAGATATTTGGGATAAAGAATAGTTCGGTGACATAATTAATATATGTGAGCCAGGCACGAGTGACACAAGTTGTCCAATTACATTTGTGATATAAGTTTTGCCCTGTCGCCTAGAAATGGCGGCACACACGAATCTATATTTTGGGTTGTTGACTGCGTTAATTAGTGCAGTCTGTGATGAATTAGGTGTAATACCTAATAAGTTCATATATTCTGATATAGGAAGTTTAATAAACCTTTCGGCTGTATCAAATTTCATTAGTTCAGAACTTACAATATCTGTTCTACTTACGTCTAGCATATTAGTGAATAGTTGTTTTTTGTTTAATAATATCTGTTAATCCCATAATACTGTCATCTTCAAAAAATCTATTTTTATCACATATACTTAATAAATATAAATATCCTAAACATAAATCAGTCATAGTTTGGTCTGCATGAGATAGCATACCTCTTTCTTCTGCCTTTCTTTGCAAGACATTAAGAGTCACGGTGCATGTTTCTGCTACCTCATCTAACCATAAGTTATCTTTTTGCATTATGGTGTAACCACGCCTACGCCTCTGACTTCAGCGTTTGCAGCAAATATTTTTTCTTCTCTTTTCTTTCTGATGAAAGTTACTTCTCCAGCTATAAGAGTCATTGTTGCTACAACATTACCACTAGAGTCTGTGACCGATACTAATCTATTTGTTGAACCTGTATTCACTAAACGCACATCGTCAGCGTCGCCAAAAGTACTGGCTGCTCCTCCTGATGTTCCGCAAGCGGCTTCACTTCCAAGTAATCTCATTTACTTCTCCTTATTTTTCTTTGCTTTTCGTTTAGCTTTTATCATAGCATCGTCTATATCAACGTCTCCGTCCATATCTACATCTTTGCCACTTATTATGTTCCAAACTTTTGAAGCTATTTCTTTAACTTTTTTTACCATTTTACTTTGTTTGCCCAGTAAGCTGCTGACATCTTACCTTTGGCGATATTTCTTCTGTGCCTTGCCTTAAAAGACTTACGTTTCATTGTGATTCTCCTAGATTCCCCTGCTCTACGTTTGCCAGCTGTTTTTGCACCTTGTTGTCCAAATCTTATAGTTTTTATTCTGTTGCCAACTTTAGCAACTACTATATGTGATTTAGTTTTGTGTCCGGGCGTACGCTTTGGTTTATTAAAACCTGATACGCCCGCTCTTTTTAATCTAGGGTCTCTACCTTTTCTTTTTGCTGGCCGTCTTCTTCTTACCATTTCTTGCTCTCCTTAAGCCTGCTTTGGCAGATTTAAAAACAGATGCTACAGTTTTCTTACCCATAACCCTTGCTCGTTGTTCGCCTACAGTTAGTATTTGAATTTTTCTAGCATAGGATTTTCGTACTCTTTTGACTTTTCTTACTGTTGCTCTTGCATTTTTTACAGTAGCAAACTTAATTCTAACAGTATCTCTTGGGTTCTCATCTGTATATAATCTTCTTCCAGAACCTTTTGGTTTTTTACCTGTTCCTTTTCTTGGATCTCGTTTTTTTCTTCTTACCATAGCCTGATGCGTATATCGCCCTGCCTTGCCGCTCTGCAGCTTTTCTACTCTTGTAAACCTTTCCAGATTTACCCCAACGGTAACCGCCTTTAACCTTTCTTACGGGCACGACGTTTTTTCTTTCCGTTTTTCTTCATACCTTTCTTCTTGCCATTTCTTTTTTGTTTTGCAAGAATTGCTTTTTGTAATGCCATTGGTAATTTCTTTTGTTTAGCTGTTAGAGCCATATTTATCTCCCTCTTCGACGAACTGTTTTTCTTTTACGTCCGCCTCGCCTGGCGAATGTTTTGACATTAGTCGGTTTTCCGCCTACACCTTGTTTTACTTTTCTTTTTCGTCTTACTGCTGAACGAATCTGAGCTTTAGTCATTCTTGCTGCTTTACTTGCAGGAACACACTTAGGATAACCTTTTCTACCTTTCTTGGCTTTGCGTCTTCCACATTTATGGTAACCGCCTCCTTTCTTAGGTCTTCCAATATCTACCCAATTTTCTCCAAACCACTTTGTAAGTCCCCCAGGTCTACTCATCTTCCTACCTTTCTTTTTGCTGCCCTATGTGCTGCGGTAAATGATTTTCCTTTTCTCATTTGTGCTCTCATAAAAGCCATGTGCTTTTTGGTATGATGTTTACTGTGTTTTCTCAAAGTAGATTGTTGTCTTTTAGTAAGTTTTTTAGTTTTTGCTTTTTTCTTAGCCACGACGATATCTTCCTCCTCGCTTCTTATACTCTCTAACTAACCAAGCATTTGCATACGCGCTGGGATAAACGGCGAACTTTCGTCTGGCCGCCGCTTTTACCCTTGCATACAACTTGGAGTTAGTAGGTATATTACGTTTTTTTCTTGAAGTAGTTTTCCTACGTCTTGTTCTTCTCCTAGCAACCATGGTGACCTCTCATGCGTTTCTTTTTCTTGCCACCTTTTTTCTTTTTCTTCTTCTTTGGTTTATAATGATATGGCATTATTTTTCCTCCATATACATAGTCCAAGCTCCATAAGCTAGTCCTACCCAAGCTAATGCTTTAGCTAATCCACCTGTCAAAAGTACTACTAAACAACCTGCGCAAATTACAGCTCCGTCCCATGAAGTTCTTTCAGAGACTCTTGCTTTTACCCAAGCCATTCCTTTTTTCAACATATCCATCTATTTTCTCCCATTTTCCGAGAGGACACTCAGTCCTCTTCAGCCTTGCCTTTAACGGTATAAAACATTTACACTTTTTACATACCTTTAAAGGGGTGTAGTACTCACAAGTACTACAAATAATGAGCCTACTTTGTAGACTCATCTTTTGGTGTAGTAACTTCTCTATAGTATACTACAACATCTTTTAGTTCAGTGATATATCTTTTTAACTCCTGCATATTATATGCCATTAATTCATAATCTGGTATACTTAGTGCTAAAAATACTAACTCACCTTCTTGTTCTTCTATGATTTTTAGTTGCTCTTCCCAATTGTCGGGTGTTACAGTTAACCATTTTACATCTTTTAATGCTATTTCACGAGGCATAACGGGTTGAACAATATTTCGTTCCATTGGTTTAGCTGTAACTTCTATTTGTTTAGTTGGAATTAGGCTGCAACTGGAGCCCATCATCAAGATCGTCAACAGTAGCGCTAAGTTTCTCGATGTCTTCCATGATGTGTTTTGTACCATTATTTATTTTCCTCTGCATTTCTTCTGGATTTTCCAGTATTTTTGCTGTTAATTGATAATTTTGAATAAATTGAGTATATCTATTTAATTCTCTTTGAGCAGCTTGACTTTTTTGTGTCATAACCTGCAATTGTTCTGCTTGCATGGTGAAATCTTCTTTCATTGTAGCGATAGCTTCCTCTTGAGTAGCTATTGCACCCTCTAATTGCATATTATTTGCTGTTAATACTTGATTTTGTTGATAAAGATAGTAACTACCTAATCCAAGTACTATAATTATGCCTATATATAATTGATTCATATTTGTGAAATCCTATAATTTAACCCTTCTGCTCCTCGTATCTCTACAATTTCTCCTTCTCTTGTTTTAAATTTTAAATACTTTTCTTTTTTAGTATAAAACTTACGTACAATAAAAGTTTGGTCGTCTGCGTCACCCCATGTATGGTTATAACTTACTTTTAATTCATAGTAGTAAATAAACCAACTAGTAAACCAGTACCAAAATTGTTTTAATTTTTCAAATATTTTCTTAAGAGTTTCCACTGACTTTTTCTAGCCCTTCTTCTGCTAGCTCCTTAGTCATGTAACCGCACTCTCCACCTTTCCATTGAAAAAACCACATACCATCTCTTTCAAAAATCTCTCCATCAGTAGTGGGCGGTTTCATTCCGCTAGGTTTTGGTGCTTTCATATCTTTTGTTTGATAATCTGTTTTCATATTGGGCCTCCATTATGTTGCCTTTTTGCTTTTTTAGACTCCCAATTTTCAATTGCTTTCTTTATGCCTGATTCAGCTAAGACTGAGCAATGCAGTTTGATGGGAGGTAATTCAAGAACATCTGCTATGTCCTTATCTTTTATTAATTTTGCTTCTTCTATTGTTCTGCCTTTTAACATTTCTACAAACATTGTAGAGGAAGCGATTGCTGAACCACAACCATAAGTTTTAAATTTAACATCTAGTATTCTATCGTTATCATCTAACTTTAAGTCGAGTTTCATTACATCACCACAGGCTGGTGCTCCTACCATGCCTGTTGCAACCATTGGGTCTTTTGGGTCAAACCTGCCAACTGAGTGTGCGGCAGGATTATTTAATACATTTTCAAATCTTTCAACAACTTTTCTTGAGTAAGCCATATTAATTATGCATCATAAAGATGGTAACAAGTACACCTACTGTACCTACAATAATAGTGCCACTTGCTGCGATAGCTATAGATTCTAAACGACCGATACTAGTATCTAAATCGTCAAGCCTAGAAAAACAAGTCTTCCAGCGTTCATCACACATAACTTCATGTGTTGACATTCTTTTATCAAGTTCTGCAATATCTTTAGAGTTTTGTATAGTTTCTGTAGCCATGTAAGTTGTCGTAATTCTTTGAATTAAAATTCTATTAAATATAATTATAGCAAAATCTTAGCAAGATGTCAAGAGTTATTTTTGTATGGTGTATATTTTAACTGGTTCGGATTTACCTTTTACAGTTACCTCATCTAAAAACTCATAATCAAAACCATCTACCAAACTATATTCTGATATAATTAAATCGGTATCATAAGTTTTACAAGAGCTTTCTAACCGTGCTGCCAGATTGACAGCATCGCCAAGAACACTATAATCAAAACGGTTACTGGAGCCAAAATTTCCCACCACGCACGGGCCGCTGTTGATTCCAGCCCCCGTATTAATTTGTTCCAAGCCTTCCTGTCTGAGCTTTTCATTTAGTTCTCCTAATGCGACTCTCATTTCGAGTACGCACTCTGTGGCTTTTCGTTCTTGGTCTTCTATGTCTAGCGGGGCGTTCCAAAAAGCCATAATGCAGTCACCCATGTACTTATCAATTGTACCACCATGTTTTAAAATTATCTCAGTCTGGTTATCTAAAAATCGATTTATTAGATGTGTAAGTCCTTGCGGATTCTTTTGGTATTTTTCAGAAATCGGTGTAAATCCTCGAATATCAGAAAATAAAAATGTAAGTCGTTTTGTCTCCCCACCCAATCTCAGCAATGATGGGTCTTTTTGTAATTTTTTAACCAAGTCTGGGGATACATATGTCCCAAATTGTTTTTTAATTTCCATTCTCATGAAATACTGCTGAATAAAATTCCTGAAAGTTACAATAGTCCAGAAAAGAAACCCGATAATTATAATTCCAGAAACGTCTATCAAATAAGAAGATTGATAGGCATACCAGCTACCATACATAAGTCCGCCCATGCTAGTTAAAAATATTGGTAGTGAAAAATATACATTGGAAGCCGCAACTAGTAATATAAGTATAAGTACTAGTGCGACTCCAAGCTCTGCTGCATCTGACCACACGGGTTGGACAGGGCTTGTTCCGTTTATTAAATGGTGTAAAACATTTGCCTGTACCTCATGTGGGTAGATAGCTCCGCTAGCAGTAGGAACTGGATTAACAACTCCTTCTGCTGTAACCCCTACGATTACAAAAGCGGCGCCTTCTATAGGCTCTTGGAGAAACTCCGCTGCAGACTGCCTATAAAATTTTATATTATTTGTTATCCAGACTCTAGCATTAGAATCTGTATTTATTACTGGAAAATTAGGTATTCTTAGCCATTCAACACCTGTCTCCTCTGTTTTTATTTGATAGCTAGGGTCTCCTACTCCTACTCTAAGCATCTCTAACGCAAAAGAGGGAAACAGTTTATCATTACTACTTACGACGAGAGGAACGCGCCTTACGATTCCGTCTATTTCTGGACTTGAGTTTACTAAGCCTACGCCGTCTCCTTTGTGTTGTTGTCGTAAAATTCCTGGGTATGTTAATAGCCATTCAGATGGGTCACCTCCTAGTTGAGCAGTGCCTACATGAGGCCCTACTTGCGTTGCTTGATTAGAAGCAGTATATGCCAAAACAGAAGGGTGAATTTTGAGTAGTTCTCCAAAGTATTCATCTTCTATTTTACCTCGAATATCAGGGTCTGGCATTAAAACTGTAATACCAGCTGTCCCTTCTGTTCGTGAAATTATTTGTCCGTATAAGCTTCTAGGTAAAGGATAACCATTGTATGCTTTTATTATTTCTTCATCTATGTCTACAAGCAAAATCATTTGATCCCACACAGGCTCTTTAGTTGACATAAGCCAATCAAATGTTTTAAGTTCAAGTATTTTTAAGGGTGTAGGATTCCAGACTAGAAAAGCCAGGAGTGCAAGTCCTATTAAAGGATTGTAGAATTTATTTATCATATAATATATCGTGATTGCTAAATACAACTGACCAGCCTATAGTATTTAAAATAATTAAGTTTAATTCTTCTTTTCTGTCAAACCAACCTAGTTCTGTTAAAACAATATGTGTCCATGTTTTATGAATTAGTAGTTCATGAAGCTCAGGTCTATCAGGTAAAAGAATATTTTTTTCTGTTGCAGAAGTTATTTCCATAGCTCTATGTGTTGTATAAAGGTCTGCTAAACTCCAAAGAACATATTGTTTAACTTGGTCATGTACGGGTTCATCTATTACAAACTCTATTTTTTGACTTTCTAAATATGAGTCTATTCTTGCTGAGTCTTCTTTTATTTGTGCAAAGTTAAAGTCTGCTATTAATGCGTATTCTATCATTCTTGTGTTATAGTTATGGTTTTTGTACAGTTTGATGTACAGTTAAAAGTTGCTGTGTATGATTGATTATTTGTTCCTGATTGAGTTACATTTAAATTATAATCATCTGTGTAAAATTTCATGTTTGCTGTATGAGCTCCTGCTCCATATTGTGTTAAATTTACAGTTGTATTATCGGCATCATTATAAAAGAATATATCTGCGTCTTTATTTCCTGTGCCGTATTGTGTTACTGTTGCGGTGTTATTATCTGCGTTAGGGTAGTTGTAAATATAAGTATTATGTGCACCGCTACCGTACTGGTTAATAGTAAAAGTAGAATCATCAGAAAAGCTGAAAATTTTAGCGTACTTATCGTCCCCTGTTTGAGTGATTGAATATGTGTTGTCATCGCCTGAACCAAGTTGTTCTGCATGGTTGTCATCTCCTGTTTGTGTAATAGTAGAAACATTATCATCTTCATCTTGGTCAAGCCATACAAAGTTATCATCTCCTGTTATAGTAATAGTATAATTATTATCTATATTATTTGACCAGACAGTATAAAGTCTAGTATTGTTACTATGCCCTATAACAGTAGTATTTAAAGTTGCACTTCCACAAGTATGAGCAACATAAGTAGTACCTGGTAATGAACCACTAGAGTTTGCTCCACATAGTATATATCCTTCATTACCATTACCAACTTGTTTAGCAGTAATGCTAGTACCAGTTCCTTTAGTTTTTATAGTGAGACTATTATCTCCTGCAAAACTAGGGAGACTGATTAATAATGATAACATTATCACCCGCACCATTTATTTCTACCTCC